TGTAAGTGCAAAGATGAATATATTATTTTGAACTACAACTATAATTTACTATTTATTTTCTGAAAAATAAGAATTAAAAAGAAATAAGCCATTTTCAGGCCATTAAATTAACTTCCATTCACCAAAACAACTCTTTCTCTGAAGCTTACTGCATAAAACACACTCCATACAAATGTTTTACAAAATAGCCGAAACTTTATCCCGTCCGAAAAGAAGATGGCAAATTCAATTTCACGCACTATAATTACGCGCGAGCATTATGAGTATTAATAAGCTAACGTCATAGTGTTAATTCAGGATGATGTATCTTTAATTTGGCTGGTGTAAACAGACGTAATAAATTTAATACTATTTTGTTCATTTAAAATTAGGGCTTTGACTTATAGAAGTATATAGTTTGGCGACTCAAAGTATATACTTTCAGCTCAAAAAGTCCGGAGAAGTTCACCTTTCACTGCACAACGAACACACTGGTAAAATTGTAATCTCACTTCAAAATATTGGATAATAATGCTGTTATCATTTTGCATTATCAATTATTTATCACATCTTAGCAGCGTCTAACAAAATTTATTATAATCATGAAAAAGATTCTATTTGTATTTATATTGATCGTAGCAAATATAGCTTTGTATGCGCAAGACAAACAATTTTGCCATGTAAATAATTGCACAATTTGGTCAGAAACGAAATTGTTCACAAGTAAATTAATAGTATGGGCAGACTGGGGGGAAGGCCCAACCCAAATTAAGAATGAGAATGGAAACCCGTATGAAGTAAAATCGACAATGGAATATATAAATAAAATTTACAAAAACGGGTGGGAAATATCAGCGGTGTATTATAACCAAGAACTAAAGCTTGAACACTATGTCATGACAAAAAAAACAACAGAAACGTTGACTAAGGAAAAAGAGGATTAAAATATCCCTATTTAAAGACAAAAAAAAAGGTTTGGAAAATTACTTTCCAAACCTTTTACCTAATTAGTTGTTCTACTAGGACAATTTTGGACAGATAATATTCCACTCTATTACAGCAATTTACCTACTTAATCTCATTATCAATAGTAAAACATTTGTAATTTAGATTTACTCAAAATCTATTTATTAAGAAAATCATCAATCTTTTCTCAATTCTTGATTTTCAATCATTAGTTTTTCTTTCTCATCATTTAAATTCTTTATATCATCTTTTAAATACTCAATATCTTTTCTTAATCCTCCATTCTCAGACATTAATTTTCTTACTTCATCATTTAAATGCTTAATATCATCTCTTAAATATTTATATAAAGGAGAATAACTACCTTCATTACCACAAAAGCGATCACTTACAATATCCAACTTATCACTTTTAACACATTCTCCTGTAATTAACCAACGAGCATCAACATCAGGGAATTCTACAAGCAGTCGTTCTATTGGGTCAATTCCCAAGCCTCCTTTATTACACCATGCGTTTACCGCGGCAGATGACACTCCTATTCGCCTTGCATATTCCGTCTGACTAATATTTTTATCAGACAACACTTTTGAAAATCGTTGATTTCTGCTCATAAAGCGATCAGTTTAATTATTTATGAAAATAAATAAAGATATCTATTGCTTTTTAAATAGATTGCTTTATATTTGCAACCATGTTATAAATTATTCACAACAAAGTTATAAAAAAATGACAACACAGGAAATAGGGAAAAAGCACTATTCTTTTAAAAGTGCTTACAAACGAATCCCTATGGGCGACATCCCAAAAGTAAAAAAGGATTTATGCAAAGCTCTCGGAATAAAAAGCAAGTTCGCTTTTTCCAACAAACTAAATCAAGGTTTTGGTGACCCGCGTATAAGTATAATAGAATCTGTTGAAAAGGTATTTAAAAAATACCAAATTAAAAATCCATGGGAAGTAACCGAATCAAAAAAATCGGCAGATGAACTTAGAAGCAAGGCTGACTAAAAGGCAAGATCAAGTGCTCGAACTTATTGCAACTGGATGTCAGCAAAAAGAAGCAGCAGAAATACTGCATATCTCTGTCAAAACAATAGACAATCATGTTCAGGCCATCAAGCAAAGAATCTCTGTAAACAACGATCGCGAGCTTACGGTCTTTTACTTCTGCCGAAGATTTGCAATCCCCTACGCAGTGATTGCAATCAAAAGAGGTACAAGCGTATTACTCTTGTTTATAATTCTCACAATCCAAATTTATTATGGAGATAGCTTCCAGGCGCGCCGTGCAAGAACTGTTCGTTCCGGAAGAAGATACGAATATGTAACAGATAATCCAGAAAGCGATGAGTAACACAATTATTGTAACAGACACCGATACTATTGAGCGGCTAATTAACAAAGCCGTAGCAACTAGTTTCGAAAAAAGTAGACCTAAAGAGGTGCAATTACTTTCAATCAACCAGGTTGCAAAAACATTACACCTTTCTCACGGCAAAGTAAAAAAATTGGTGGAAGAAGGAACAATTAAAACAACATCTTCCGGTCATATTGAGATCTCAGAACTAGACCGGTTTTTATTAAATAAATAAACAAGTAAACGATTAAAATAGAAGACACCATGCTTAAAAAAAATATTGAATTCAGAATTGGAAATGGAACCGTTAAAATCCTAACAACAGGTTTTACATCAGCCCAGTCAGCTCGTTTGTCCGACGCTGTAGAAAAAATGACAGAAAGCATTGTACTAAGTAGCCGCCCCGGATGTGTATTCGTGCAACTTAAGAAAGGATCAAACATAGATTCCTTTACTGATCTGGTATTAAAAAAGTACGAGGAACTCTTAAATAATTAAATCATGAAAAGAGTCTATATAAGTGGTAATACTACTGGAAATGATAGGTCTGAAGTGCAATCAAAATTTGAAGAAGCAGAAAAATCATTAAAAGATTTAGGTCTATTTCCTATCAACCCATTAAAAAATGGTCTTCCCAACACTGCGAGCTGGGATGATCACATGGTAAAGGACATAGAGATGCTGTTAACCTGTTCGGCCATCCTACTCCTCCCCGATTGGAATACTTCTCCTGGCGCACGTATTGAAGCATTTGTTGCTAACGAAAAGAAAATGGATCGATTGTTTTTAACTGATCAAGAAAGCTTATAAAACAATGGTAAGAAAACACACATCTGGTCAGTGGCATCCAATAGAGTATGCCGGAATATTTCTAGTTCAAGACGGCGAAACATACGAAGATCACAACCTTTTTGATTCTGATAATTTTGGATATGAACAGGCAAAAGCAAATGCCGAATTAGCGGCTTCAGCTCCTCAAATACTTGAATCTCTAAAGCAGGCCATTTCAAGGCTCGAGGAATTGGACGGTAAAAGTATTATAAACATAGATAATAAAGCCTGGATAGAATCAGGGCGCAATGTGATCAGAGTAATTCATAAATAACATAATAGACATATACAAATGAAACAAGTATTAAATAAAGCCAATAATTTGACTTCAGAAAATGTTAAGGAGATTCTCAGTATGTATCCGAATACGCCAACGGCTTATATCGCTAAAAAATTTGACAAATCTATTACTACAATCTACAAAACAGCGAGCCGGTACGGTGTACAAAAAAGTGAAGATTTTAAAAAATCTGAATTTAGCGGACGAATAAAAAAGGGGCAAATGCTGTCGGAATCTACTCAATTTAAGAAAGGATTTGTGCCTTTTACTAAGGGTAAAAAGCTTAAAGACATATGCAAGTCGGAAGACTCTTATCGTCGTAGTATTGCTAACAGATGGTATAAGGGATGTTCTCCTCTAAATGAAAAAAAGGACGGGGATATAACTATACGACGTATCCGATCTGTTGGTAACGGGAATGTTATCCCATATAAGTTTATCCGGATATCCCGGAATAAATGGGAATTTCTTCATCGACACATCTGGTCATTGAAAAACGGAAAGATACCAGACGGTTTTAATATTGTATTCAAGGATGGAAATACAATGAACTGCAGTATTGACAATCTTGAATGTATATCTAATGCCGAATTGGTAGTAAGAAACTCCCTGCATAACCTTCCAGAAGAAATTAGGGAAGTGATCTATTTGAAAACTTCATTAACCAAGGCAATAAATAACGCCTCAAAAAAAGAACGAAATGAGTGCTATTGAAAAATTAAAAAGTATGGTTAACAAACCTTTTCTTTATCAAAACGAAGAGGTCGTTGTTATCGGGTACTGCGATGGAGCTGGAGAGGATGCAACAGATGTAGAAATATATTTAAACAATGGGAAAACACTAGTTTATACAATATTTGACTTAGAGATAAAACTTGCAAGGTTCAGGTCAATAACAAAGACGGTAATTGTCCTGGCAAACCAAAGGCTTGACAGTATATCGACAGTTAATCCTACTATTATAAAAGACTTACGTGATTTGATTCTCGAACAAATAAAAATGGTTAAAACAGATCCATCCTCTGTTAACCAGGCTAAACAAGTATTCCAGGGAGTGAACACACTGATCAATCTGGCAAAAACCGAACTTGAATACCGACAGTATATTGACAAGTCATTAACTCAAAAATAAAAAGAGTTGAACATGAAAACATACGTAATTACCCTTTCAAAACAATTTATGAAAGGTCACCCGAAAGCTAGTGAAAGTACATACTTCAAAGAACAATTATTGAATACACTGCTTGATAATGCTGGAGTTTCAGCTTGTGATTGTTGCGAGTATAAAACAAGAAACTGTGATTCCTGCGGACACAAGGCTTCAAGTTTTAGAAAAAAGATACACACAATAAGGGGAAACTACGAATTGTGGAAAAAACGGATTGATGAAGTACAGAAAGGTAATGCGGTTCTTTCAATCCGGCAATGGTCTGATAAGCCGTATCGAAGCAAACAAGAGGTTATTTGTGAGCTATCGTCTAAAGACGGAGTAGGAATACAAAAATTACGAAGCATGGACGATATATGCGCTTATTATGTAAGAAGCGATAAAATTCGGAATGTACTCGGAGAGGACTTGGAAACGGTAGCTAATAACGACGGTCTTTCAATCGATGAATTTAAGTGTTGGTTTAAAAAGAAATTACCAACTCCTAACAATCCGATGGCAATTATTCATTTTACCAAATTTAGATATTAGGCTCAATTCCGACCAATTAATAACATTTTAAATATATAATAATGAAAAGTAAAGAAGAAGTAAAGGCGCTGTTAATGAAGAAGCCTAATGAGTTGACGAAAGAAGAACTTTCCCTGCTGTTTTGTATATTTTGTTTTCACATAAAAGAGTATGAAAGTGGATCTCAAAATATATCATTTGAAATCCACTTTCGCCGAATATTTATAATTGAAATAGAATATCCAATAGGAGCTGGAATGCAGAGTTTTCATAACGACTTTGTGGATATGGGTGATGGGTTGCATGGCATTTCAATGGGTAAGTCTAGTTCCATGGCTGAATTGATTACAATTTTTATTAATATGTTTTATGAAAGCCTTCTATTAAAGGCAAGGTACGACGTATATTTTGATGAAGATATATCTCAGTTTAAGTCTGCTGAAGAAGCGCAAAAACACTTGGAGTGGGCACAGCAGTCCATTGATGAAATCTTGAAATAAACAGCGTTGAAGTTATGCGAACACCAATTACATATTACGGAGGCAAGCAGCAGCTAGCCGATAAAATTATTTCAATGATTCCACAACATAGAATTTATGTTGAGCCTTTTTTTGGAGGAGGTGCTGTGTTTTTTAGAAAGTACAAAAGTTATCTTGAGGTGATAAATGACAAAAATGATAGACTTATAACATTTTACCGTCAGGTAGCAACAAATTTTGAAGAGTTGGAAGAAAAGATAAACAACAGTTTATGTTCAGAATCGGACTACTATAAAGCTAAAGATTATTATAATGGAAGAGTGCCGGCCGGCGACGCAGATATTGCGTGGGCTGTCTTCGTACTCACAAATGGATCTTTTTGCGGAAATATGCACGGAGGGTGGAAGTGGAGTAACTGTTCAAGCGGTAGTCATACAGGTGTATTTATGAGAAACAAGAGAAATGAATTCAACGAATCTCTAAAAAACCGCCTGCAGGATGTTCAGATCTCATGCAGAGACGCTATCGAAGTTATTAAGCAAAGGGACACAAAGGAGACTTTCTTTTATCTGGATCCGCCTTATCCTGGATGCAACCAAGGGCACTATAATGGATATACTCATAAAGATTTATCAGATCTACTTATAGTGTTGGCTAATATCAAAGGAAAGTTTATCCTTTCAAATTTTTGGAGCCAAACACTGCGATATCATGCAACTATTAATGGGTGGACAGTAAAAAAAATAGATATGCCTCTTAAAGTTGCAAACTTGACGAAAGCTAAGCGTAAAACGGAAATACTAGTGAGCAATTTTTGTGTAGACAACAATTTATTTCAATAATTATAAACATAGTTTAACCATGCAATATAAACAATTACATCCTGAGAGAATACCTGTGATTCGATCAAAGAAAAGAAATATGGAAGTGGACTACAATTACAACACTTGCACCATTAGGTTTGGAGAAGAGTTTGACTACAATTCAATTGAACTTAACGAACGTGAAGCGGTCAAGCTTCATAAGGCTTTATCGAAGTTTATTGAGTTAAGAGATAGATTAAGACGTGATATGTAGGTTCAAATACAAATAACGATGAAACAACACTGGGAAAAATTATGTGAAACTATTCAAGAGTCGGACAAAGAACTTGAATCTTATATCGCGTCACAGGCGCCAGGATCAGTCAATAAGATAAGCAAGTTCCTCCAGAACTGGAATAAGCTCAAATCTCAATTAAACGAGCTGGACGTATATATCACCCCGAAGCCACTCAAAGTAGAAACCGAATTCACCGGCGAAGACTTTACTAAGGCCTGGGACTTTTGGAAAAACTATCTACGGGCTCAACATGGTATAATAATAAGCCCGTATGTAGAACAAATCGCCCTCGAGGAACTACAAACCGATTCCGGTCACGATCCTATAAAAGCGATAGAAAGCATCAGGTATTCTATCTTTAAAATGTACAGGGCTATCTATCCCCGTCCAGAAAAGAAAGAAGAACCTAAAGAACAAACATCAACTCAATTCACATCATCATGGGATTAACAAAAGCCGCGGTCGAATTTGCACTTTTGCAATTGAAGGACGAAAATTTAATGAAGCATAATAAAAATGCCGAGTATAAGTGTCCGGATCTAACTAAGGAAGATTTTTGGAAACTTTTTGTTAGCAATGCAACTGGAGTACTTAGAAAAAGAGGATTATATAAGGAATTTGTAGTCGATGATTGTAATCGCGAAATTCTAAAACAGCTTTTCCTTTACATCACTGGAAACAAAGAATGCTCACTTAATGTAAATGCCGGAATTATTATTGGCGGACCGGTTGGAAGCGGGAAATCAGTAATTATGGAATCGTTTGTAAATACTTATAATCTCTTATGTAAACGCTCCACCATAACAGTGCATGCAAAAGACCTGTCAGCACAGATCAAGAAAGAGGGCGTAAGTACCCGAAATAGATATCAGCCACTGTATATTGACGACCTTGGCCGCGAATCGGACGAAATAAAAGACTTCGGGAACGTGATTACTCCCATGGTAGACCTGTTTGCCGCAAGGTATGATTCCGGATCCAGAACATTCGCAACAACCAATTTTAATTATAAACAACTGGAGTCTAAATACGGAGAGTTCATCGTTTCCCGAATGAAAGAGATGTGTAATTTTATAGTTTTGGTAGGACCCTCAAGACGGTCCGAAAACGAAATACAAACATATGGCAAAAAGATTTAAAGCAACCGAGATCCCTGCCGTAGGTAAAGTAGATAAAGTTACCCTGGTAAAAGACTTCCTTAAAGAAAACTTTGAGATACGCGTTAACATATTCGATACACACAAAGGATATATTAAACCTCTAAAACAAGAATATACCTACGATGTACAGTTTAACGACATATACATAGCCATGGTAGAAGCAGGGGTGGCCGTTTCTCAAAGCTTTCTAAAAGTACTTATAACATCGCCTAATCATATTACGATGTTCAACCCTATCCGCGAGTATTTCGACCGGATAGCTGGAACATATGCCGGCACGTCTCACATCGACAAACTGTGCTCCTATCTTCGTGCTCATGATTTTGGAGATAAAGATCAACCTGAATTCTATCAAAACAGACTTCAGTATATCTTTAAAAAGTGGATAGTAGCTTCAGCCGCGTGCGCACTAGAGATAAGACCTAACGACGTATCGCTAGGTCTTATCAACTCCATCGAAGGATCAGGCAAAACTACGCTCATCAGCTTCCTTGTTCCTGAAGAATTAAAAGACTATTATAAACTATCAGATAAAGAAACCCGGGGTTTCGATATGCAACAAGAATACACACGTAATTTCATCATCAACTTCGACGAATTCGTTGGAATTACAAAATCAAATGCCGAATTATTTAAGAAGGTACAATCTGCCAGTAAATTAAATATTCTCAAACAAGGGAGCGCATTTTCTGGAGAAGTTCCTCGCATTACAAGTTCTGCTTTTACAACTAATAAAACCACAGAAATGGGCGGTTTTCTAACTCCACAGATGGGTTACAGACGTTTTGGAGCTGTAGAGATTGATCACATTGACAAAAATTACTCCAATGTAATCGATGTGGACCAAATTTGGGCAGAAGCAATTATGCTACTTGATGAAAAGGGATTCAGCTATGTGTTCGACGAAAAAGATTATCTAGATTTCCAGGAATACAATGCAAGGTATATGGTCCAAACATCCGCCTATGCTTTGATAAAAGAGTACTACGAAATTCCGGAAAACGAAGAAGAAGGAATACGCCGTACTCCAACCGAAATTCTTCAAGACCTACGCCGTTCAAGAAAGATTCCTTCCAGCTCATCTAATATCACTGAAGTAACAATAGGAGCCGCATTAAAAGCAATCGGATTCCAAAAAAAGGCCGTTAAACGATCAGACCGCCGGGTAGTATATCCATACTTAGTTAAACAACTTTTTTGATCAGTTTTTTAAATCATATCTATATAATATTATACAAATCATTACACTTTATGTGTAATATATAAAAACAATATAAGCATGAAAAATATCAAAGGTTGCTTTCAACCTTTCAACCACCCACATAAGTATTTGAATATCAAATTAAATAGGTTGAATGCAATCGTTTTTAATCTCTCTTTCAACCGCTTTCAACCACTTTCAACCAGTATCAAAATTTGCGTGCTTTCAACCTATTTTTTTAGTATATATCTTTGATAGAAAGATCATTACAAAATAAAATTAGGTTGAAGGCAATATTTGAATATTTTTATTTTATAAAAAACAGCAATTATGAACAAAGCAAGACGTATAATCGAAATAAATGAGTTCTCCACGCGCGGAGTTAGTACCATCAATACTGAGTATGCCATTGATGCTGTCAATGAAACAGCAAAGCAATGGCGCGAACGCACTATCAAAGCACACCGCGAAGTTTGCCCGGCTAGACTGTTGGAAAAAATAACCCTGTGCCCGGCCCCAACTGTAAACACAAACAACTCCCCCGAAAAGGGTTGTAACGACTGTTGTTTTTACATGCAAGACTTTCTTAATAGTATAAATCAGATGGAAGATAAATTTTAGCAACGCTATGCAATTATCAAATAACCAGTATATTTATAATTAATCAATACAGTTACTATGTGCGTTACATCAAGAATAAAAATTAAAGAATACCTCAAAGAATATCTCATTTCAATTTATGGCAGCGAACCCGTGCGTTTCCCGGACGATTCAGACTTGTTGGCTACATTACACGATGTTCGTATCACTCGCCCCAGAAACGCCCCAGACGACGAAGAAAACAACCTGGAAATTGTTATACCCTATCAAAAGGTTGGAAAAAACGCCCGAACTCATAATTACATTAGCCGGCGCGGTCAACTGGAATTACAGAAAAAGGTTCAACGACTTTTCTCTGCTAATCTGAATGAATATGTTTCAGATTGCCGAACCAAAGGATACGAATATCATGCATCAATTGAAATGTTTGCCGACCAACATAATCTGCAATCCATATCAATTGGAGGGCTAAAGAAAAAAGATTATCGCAAACGTGTAAAGAAACGTTTACACAGTGTTAAATAACAATAATAAGAACTTTTTATTTAACCACCTAACTACCTAATTTGTAGCACGTTTGTCCATTATTTTAAAGCATTATTACAACAAAATAGTAAAACATTAAACATCAATTCATTATGAATAAAGTGATATGTAGTCGTATAGATTTTATATCTGCATCGAAAATCCTAAGTCAGGGATACGATTCTTTCCAGTTTTCAGAAGGGGCAAATTTCTCTCCACTTAAAACAGAAATAAAACCGGTATACCAATCTGATTACAAAAAAACAGATGCAGGACCACTAATGGAAGTATCAGTAAAAGCAACTGTAAAATACAATCCGGATGCAGATTATTTTAAAGATATCATCCACGGATACATTCTTCGTATGTACACCGATTCAGGTATATTTTATTTCGGGCATAAAGATTTTCCTGCTAGATTAGAATATACACATAATCAAGTTACTGCTTCCTTAACATTTTCAAGCAGAATTCCTGTATCTGTCTTGAAATAATAAGTCCTTTCCCACCCCTTTATATAGTTCTAACATTGTGTAAAATTCAACGCGCAATGTTAGAACTATACCTTCAGGAACTACTTAGCCCACTTATGCTCCACAATAGCGGTCGGGTAGCTCTTTCGCTTATCGCCGAAAGAATCCTAAACGGGCAACCGGTAAAACTTCCCGAACCAAAGAAACAAGTATTCAGTAACCGGGGATCACTCATGTATTCCGATCAGCCGGAGCAACCGTCATACAATCCATACGACGAATACCCTGACGATACGATAGCAATAATTCCACTTTCCGGATTTATGACAAAATACGGAAGTTGGTGGCGTGCCGGAGTAGACGATCTTGCAAACCTCATTCGCCTGGCCGATAAATCAAATAAAATAATCGGAACAATTCTTCTTACTGATTCACCTGGAGGTTCAACTTCTTCAATATTTCAGTTAGAAGATGCGATGCGTAACCGTACTAAAACCTGCGTTGGCCTTATCGAAGGATCAGCAAATTCTGGAGCATGCTATGCTATCTCTTTTTGTGATATCGTAGGCGCAATTAATCCCATGTGCGAAATCGGAAGCATTGGGGTTATGGCAAAGTTTATGGACTTCACAAAATCAGACGAAAAGTATGGAATCAAAACAGTCGAGGTATATCCTCCGGAAAGCAAATTCAAAAACCTCGAGTACCGCGAAGCAATTGAAGGTGATACAAAAAGACTTATTGAAGAGCAGCTCTCTCCTTTTGCGATTCAATTCCAAAACATTATTAAAGCAAACAGACCTAATCTTGATTTAGGCGTTGAAGGCATTATCGAAGGTAAAGTATTTTATGCCCGCGATGCAGTAAAATATAACCTCGTAGATCGAATCATGAACCTCGATCAGGCCGTAGCCGAAGTCAAGAGGATCAGCGACAACAGAAAATCAATTTATTCATTCAACTAAAATTCAACCGTATGAAAAAGTGGCAAGTAAGAGTAGAACAGATACTCAAAAAACTAAATCTGACGTCCAAAATCAAATCAAAGGATATGACTTCCGATGATTGGAAGTCATTCTCTTCCGAGTACAAAAAAGAACATGGAGTAACCTACGAGGAAGATCGCGCTGCAGACGAAGACTCCGAAGACCCTGCCTTATCCCAGGAGATGCAACAGGAAATTCTTGACATCATTGCGGCTTCAAAAACCGATGAAGAAGGTGGCGAAGGTTCTGACGCCGGCAATGGCGAAGGCGAAACAAAACCAACTACACAGAAACAAGCTGTTACAGCGCTGACAAAAACAGCTAAGCAACAACAAAAAACTATCCAGCAGCTTGCAAAAAAACCAGAAGATGGCGCGCCTATTGCAGTTGTTGGAGCATCCACCGAAATGTCAGCACGTGCCATGGCAATGGTTATGGGTCGTACTGCTCATACTCCTACCCATCTGTTTGGCATCGAAGATAAACTCTTTGCCCGGGGTAACTGGTGGACAGACCTAACAGTAACTCGTAAGGAAGTAGAAGTAGACGACCTGAATTCAGATCAGAAAGAAGCCTTCCGCACTGCCTTCAAGCAATTTGCAAGCAACTTCCGCGATCGAGCCAAACAATTGCATGAATCAAATCAGCTTTCCGCTTTGGATTTCAAGCAAATGGCATCCGGCGAACCAAGCATCGATTATTCCGAAGTTACTGGAAAACTGGGCGAATTTGTAACCCGTCGTACAGATATGGTAATCGCATATCTTCGTAGCTTACCTTCCGTAACTAATATTTTCCCGCTTGTTAGTGGTATCCAAAACAAAGCAACATCCCCGGGTGCTTACTTTGGCGAACTTTCTCAGGGACATCGTTCAGGTAGAATCTTCAAAGGTTCAGCCTCTTTCACTGCCGAAATTTACCAGGTGATCGATTTGATGTTCAAGTTCAAGTTTACCGACATGATCAAGCTTGAGAAGCAGTACATCGGATACATGAACCGCGAAGGATCAAACCCAATCAAATGGACATTCATCGAATGGATTATGTCTCATTTTGGTGAAATTTTGATCAACGAACAGAACCGTCGTCGCGTTGTTGGAGTGCGTACACCACAACAAGACGTTGTGTCTAACCCTGCCATGCTTGGCGCAGACGGTGCACTTCGTGCAATCGAACGCGTAGAAGAAGAACTCAAAGTTCTCCCATTCAAAGACATGCGCTTATACGACGAAACAACCATCGGCGAATATGCCGAAACATTGTGGGATAGTGTCGAAGAGATTCTCCCAACTATGGAAGGCATTAAGTTGCACATCAATGCAAAACACAAAAAGTGGTACACCCGTTGGTTCCGCGATAAGTATGGAAAGGACAACGACTTCACCGGTGTTAAAGAAGGACTTCAGGACGTTTCACCCGAAACGATCGTATGGATTCCAAACATGCCAATGTCAAACTGCAAAATGTGGATCACCACTCCTGGTAATGTTGAGCTTTATGAAGATAAACCAAACGAGATGCACATGTTCGACTTCGAACAAGACTTCGAAGACATTACCGTCCGTTCTCGCTGGAAAGAAGGTTCTGGATTATTGATGGCAGGTATCCAGTATAAAACACAGGCCCTTCTAACATCTTCCGGACGCGAAAGTCAGTACATCTTTACAAACTATCCCGTCACAGTTCTTGCAGCCGACGCAACAAAGGTGAATGGTCGCATTAACAGTACTTTCGAAACAGCAGCAAACACTGCGGCCACAGCAATCACAGACATTGAGAACGCCTCAATCGAGACCGTTTACAAAATTGTATGTGGTGAAGCTGGAGCAAATAAAACCACGATTGCAAAATCAGGCAAGTTTGCAAAAATAGCATCAGCATGGGCCCCTGCAAACGTAGGCGATTACATCAAACTATATGCAGAACTGGAAGACTACACCGAAACCATCGACGGCGAAACTGTAAAGAAAACTCGTGCAACCGGCAACTTCCTGGAACTTGAACGTAAGGCATACGCAACCGCGTAATCTGTCTCTGTTATATCCTCACAGCACCGGGCAAAATCCCGGTGCTTATAATAATCCAAATCAAATCACACCAATATGTTAGTAAATCAACCTATGAATCCCAAATCAAGCAAGGTGCTTTCAATCAAGTACCGTATCCACCTTGCATTAATGAGGGATGTTGACATAGATAATTTCCCGGTAGCGTTAGCCGCTACTCTGGCAAACATTCCATTGCTTGCAGGTAAAAAATGGCATTACCTGGATTGTCAGCAAAACAGTATCAAGCCCCTTGCGGCCAGTGTTGGCGAAGTAGCGCCGCAGGGTCAGCTCAACATCAGCGCAAGCGTCGAAGGTATCACCAAAGAAACGCTGGCGTACCTGTACGAAATCAACGGAGAAGATGTTATCTGTGTATGGGAAAACTGCCAAACCAGCGAAAAATTTGTAGGCGGTAGTCCATGTTCCAGCGGCCTCCGGTTAACCTACCAATCTTTAGGTGCACAGGATAATTGGCAAGGAGCTACCATCCAAATGAAAGGCGGCGAATGTCCGGAACCTTTCTGGTTCTATAGTGGAGATACCCCAACAGAAGCTGTAGCCGGATAAATCATCAAGTAAATAACCAGGGCACAGCACTAAAAAGCTGTGCCTTTTTAAATCCCGTCAATATGAAATTCTTAGAGAAAAACAATCACATAGTACGCCTTAAAAGTGAGTCCCACTTTTATGCGGATTACAAACTATTCAATAACTATTTTCCATCCCATCAGTTAAATAGAGAATTAGAAAAAGCAAATCAATTCAATCGGGCACGACTCGACGGTCAAATGATTATGCTTCTTCTTGATAAAGTATCCCCCGAAACAATTGTAAAGTTTAGAGAAGGATATTCACCCAATGAATCCACTGGATCAAATATTAAGTATGATCCGGACGCAATCACTTCTATTGATGAAGCAAAAGAACTATTCTGCCAACATACCAGTTGGCCGATGAATAGCATCGATGCCGTAACTATAGTCAAAAATGCTGTTGGAGTAAACCGGGAGGACTTTATTAAAACTGTTATCTCTGACAAGCATTACATGATATTCAAAGAGGATATTGATAAATTGCCTGATAATCCAACAGAACAACAAAAACCAGTAGAGCAAACTGGTAAAAAAAAAGTAAGTACGACGAATTCCCTGCAATAAACTGGACCGATAATTCAAACCTAGAGATTCAAACGTGCATTCTCCTGTATGATGATCGTGTAAAAACATACCATCGCATGCAGGAGATTGACGCTTTATTAGAAGACCATACCGAGCTATCCCTTGAAATGGTAGAGTGTGATATCAGAAACAAACAAGCAAATGATGAACTAAGCCACTACAACCAACACAAAGCATTTAACTATGTACATCCATTCACAAAAAAGAATAGACTGTATAACGAACAACTAAACGAACTAACGCAATTAAAAAAAGTGGATCCAGAGGCCTTCATAAAAGAATCTTCAAACACCCTACAAAACATCCGAAGAATTGAAAGCAACATAAGAAGCAAGAAATATAAGACGGAAGATGAACTGCAATCCTGGCAGCAAAATTTAGCAAGGGCAAACGTCCGAAAAGATATAATAACAGAAATAATAACGAAATAAATTTGAATCCACAGCTAAGGCCGTGGATTTTTTATTTAATACCTGTTTTTGATTCGTTTGTTTTGAAAAAGATACAGATTAAGTATAAGTGTTATTTAAAAGATAGTTAACTATCAAACAATCAGAGATATAATAAAAAATTAGAAATTAGGTATAAATGTTTATGACAGCCATGCCCGTACCGCTCAGTACGCGGGTTGTAATGCAAATTCGATAAAAGAAGGGTTATATGATTATGCCACTGATTTTCAAACCATTGCTTCAATGTTACTTGGAGTATATTTTTTACTACTGTTTGTTATAGATTTTTTTCATATTGATACGGATGCTATTCGTCCTTTATCGTCATGTTATACTCTGCTTTCTTTGTTACAAACAAATTAGTATGGATAAATTATATTGGACAACACAAACGAGAGTAGTAAAAGACCTGGTTCCTTTGGACTTCAATCCTAGAAAAGTCAATGAGAAAAAACAGAAACAACTTTTAGATAGTCTTGATGAGTTTAACTTGGTCGACATTCTAGTAATTAATCTTAATGATCAGTTGATATCTGGTCATCGCCGCATTGAAGCTCTGATACTAGCCGGCCGGTCCACCGAAGAAATCGATGTCCGTGTTCCAAATAGATTACTAACTGAAGAAGAGGTAAAGCGTTATAATCTTTTGGCAAATACACATGCTGGTGAATGGGATATTGACATGCTAAACGAATACTTCACTGACATTAATTACCAGGACATCCTTGGAGATTTACCGGATTTCAATCCTGGAGAACTTTTGCCAGCAGAAATGGTAACCGCTGTAGCAGAACAAAGAGAAGTTGTGGAAGATGAGTTCGACGAACTTCCTCCTGTAATTCCTATAACTCAGTTGAATGATTTATACGAGATAAATGATCACAGACTGTACTGTGCCGATAGCACCAACATTGATGCAGTAGGGCGATTAATGTCGGGAAGATTAGCCACAATGATATTTACCGATCCTCCTTACAATGTAAGAGTTAAAGATATCAGTTCGATGGGTAAGATAAAACATAAGGAGTTCGCAATGGCCTCCGGAGAGATGAACCGTTTTCAGTTTATCAAATTCTTAGAAGATATCTTCAGCAACCAAATTCGCTATAGCCAAAAAGGGTCCATCCATTTTGTATGCATGGATTGGAAACATATACTCGAAATAACAACCGCTGGTCAACTTTTCACAGAACTTAAAAACCTAATCGTTTGGAATAAAAGCAACGGAGGAATGGGATCATTTTACCGATCAAAGCACGAACTCATTTTCGTATTTCAAAATGAGAGCACTCCTGACGAATCTCATGTTGAGAAACTACTGGATGAAATTGATCAACACGGATACATGCCCGCGCATAAGTTGATATATGTCTTTAAGAATGGAAGAGAAAGGCACATAAATAATTTTGGATTAGGTCAGACAGGTAGATATAGAACAAATGTCTGGGATTACAACGGATTCAATTCAACTCAGGGAGTAGAAAGAAAAGAAATGGAAGGACATCCAACACCAAAGCCTGTTAAAATGGTTGCCGATGCAATGATAGACTGCAGTAATCCAGGAGATATAATACAGGATTTATTTATTGGATCCGGAACAAGTATCATAGCTGCTGAACAAGTTGATCGGAAGTGTTATGGTCAGGAACTTTCTCCTGCGTATTGTGACCTAACTATCCGTAGGTATATCAGATTTATGCGCCAAATGAGGAAACCGTTTACCATTACCAAGAATGGGGTCAAGTTAACCAATATCCAACTAAAGGAATACGAGCAATGATCTATACTGATGAATATTTAGGGCAAATTAAAGGATTTGGTGTGCTTGGGTTCTCCGTTGAAGCAATTATCAATATGCTTAACCCTGACGATCCTGAGCAGTTAAAAGTGGACATTATCAACCCAGGGACCGAAGCATACAAATCCTATTGGGCAGGGAAAACCACAGCCAGATATAGCATGGATAAAAATATTTTCGACCAGGCTACTAAAGAACGCTCTTTAGAGGCCAACGAAAAGATGGAAAAAAGGATGTATACAAATAAGATCAATGATGCTTTAAACGAAAAATTTGGACTATAATGCTTCCAGACTTACAAAAACTTCCCGTTGATATAGTCGAACGATTCCTCCAGACGCGGAATGCCGAATCATGCGGAATCCCGGCAAAGCTTGCAGATTATATCCTGCAAATCAATTATGCTGCAAATCTGCATAAGAAAAATTCTTCTATAAATGATTGTGCTAGAAAGTTACAGAAAGAATACCCTGGACTTTCCATGAGTACTTGCAGACAACGAGTTTATGATGCGATAAACTATTTGAATACAGATTGCACTGTTACAGCCGAAGCATGGAACCTCTATTTTGCTGACGAAATGATGAAACTTCGTGACATCAATTTAATAGCTCATAATTTCAAAGAAGCCAGATTCTGTATGCAGGAATCTCGAAAATATAGAATTGCAGCTTCCGAATCAGCGATTAATCCTGATTTAAAGAAATTCAAACAGCAGCTAGTTTCACCAGATTTAGAGATAGCTCGTATGGGTATAAAAAAACAAGGGCTTCTTGGAGCTTATAAAAAAGCGATTGACATTATTAAAGGACGTGATATCCCAGAAGCAGAAAAACAACGACTAATCGGTGAAGTAGAAAGAGAACTTAATATTGAGGACGCTGAATATGGCCAATAAAACAGATTTGGAATTATTTAAAGAAGAATACCTGTCTGTTGTACAGATATTGATGAAGCTTGCAGACCCAACATTCTTGTTTGGTGAAGTCGGTCGTGGTTCTGGAAAAACAACTCACATGATGGGACCACGAATGGACCGGGTACAAAATGATATGCCGGGTTCCGTCCTGGTACTTGGAGCATCCACATTCAAAAGCATCTTCGATAATATTCTCCCTGGACTTATGGAATATTTCATGGAAAATTATGAACGCGGTATTTATTTTGAAGCAGGCAAGAAACCCCCAGCACACTTTAAGCAGTGTGCTACGTACATAGATGATTGGAAACAAACATTCTCTTTCTGTGATGGTTCAGTTCTTCAGTTTGTATCATGCGATCGGCCAGAGTCTATGCTTGGTAAGAATGCAGCCCACTTATTTGCTGATGAACTTATCCGGATCCCGGAACAAAAGTTCACAGAACGAATTATTCCTGCCCTTCGTGCTGATAGGTCAAAGTTTGGCCATAGTCCCTATTTTATGGGTATAACCGGATTCTCTTCAACTCCAAATTTCGAGACAGACGAAGATTGGTGGACAAAATACGAAAGCAACATGGATATCGACTTGATCCATTGTATTCAGGAGATGTCCTACGAGCTGGATTTAAGACTAGTAGAATTAGCTCTTGCAGAAAAAGCTTATAATGAAAAAGAAATTAAAAAATTAAGGCAATTTGTCGAAAGATGGACAACCCGAATACGAGAACTCCGAACTGGAGAAACTTTCTATCTTCGAGCCTCGTCTTTTTCAAATATTAAAATTCTGGGCATCGACTATATTCTAAATCAGATTAAATCAATTAAAGATGAAGACAAATTAAATACATCCATTTTTTCAGTAAGAAAAAACAAAGTTAAAACCCGTTTTGTAGGTAAGTTTGGAAAGGAACACATCTTTGATGATAGTTACGATTATTCTAACTTTGATAACATAGCCATTGCCGGAGAAAAGACAGAAACAAATAGTTTAAGCCTTAAGCATTGCGATCGGAACCAACCATTATACGCAGGATTCGATCCTGGCCCATTTATGAGTATAGTGTTCGGACAAAAGAAAACAATACCTGGAAAGAGAAACAAAAAAATGAAGATGATCAAAAATATGTGGGTGATTCATCCAGAGCAACACGACGAACTTGCATATCAGATAGATACCTTTTTCAAACATCACTCCAGGAAAGAAATCATTCTGCATTACGACCGTGCTGCCAACCAAAATGACCCGGCATACAGAAAGTACTATCCATTGATGACAGACGTAAACGACACAGATGCTGTGATGTTAAGAAATGCCCTGGTAGCAAAGGGATGGCGGGTAATACTCATGTCAATAGGCCAAGGCACTATCTTCTATGGCACACACTATAAATTATTAAATATCATGTTCGGAAAGCCAGATGATATTCATGATGAAATAGAAATCTGCAATAACGAATGTGAAGAACTTATAAGCAGCATTAACCACTCTCCACTAAAGAGGACAGAGGGAAGAATCGTTTTAGATAAAAGTAGTGAACGTGAACTTCCGTACGAAGAACAAGCCATGTACAGCACTCAAATATTTTCAGCGTTCACATACCTCATTTACGGTGAATACAAAAAAATACTTCCCGAGGGCAATGTTCTAGATAATATGCCAAATTCTTCAGGTACGTATAGCCGATAAAATAAATTCATCCCCACCAAACCCGGTGGGGATTTTTGTCCTTTCCCCCCTATCTTATCTCCATTACTTTCGTTTCAACAACCGAAAGTAATAGCATGGCAACAATACTAAGTAAACCGGACGAACTCTCATTGAGTGGCAACCTTAAGCCATTTAAAGTCTCAACATCCGAATCTTTAAACTTTACACTTTCTGTAGGTACAGAAATCCTTGTAAACGAAACATATCATCCTAGCGACGGTATCGTGGAGGTAGATGTAAAGGACGTTGTTATTAGCGCCCTTAGCTTCGTCCTTCAATACAATACATCCTATGTACAACCATCAATCATCCGAATGTTTGTTGCTTCAATTGATGGCGTGGATTATTCATTTCGGGCAATTCGTACCGGGATATCCAACTTGGCCGATACTCCGTCTAACTGGCTAAAGGAAAACTTTCTTACCTGGCAGCCAAAACTAAAAAAAGTCACATATTATACTCCGGAATGGATCACCTATTTCGCGGTAATAGCATGCGATATCAAGGTTAAGGCCTATTTCACTAACAACACCAGTGAAGCTGTTACACTACAAAGCTGTTCAGCCGGTAATGCCTATACTATCAATATGCAATACGCAGTTGTTTCCGGACTATTCTCCGGAAAGAAGCCAATGTATTACGAGGTTGCTGCTTACTCAGGATCATCCCAATTAAGCTATATACAAAAATATGTAGTTTCCGATCAGATATCTGAAGACGAACAATGGATTCTATTTGAAAATAGCCTTGGAGGAATCGATACATTTAGGGCATTCGGTGTTACAGATTTTTCAGGAGAACACTCCTACAATCGTTCGATAATCGACGACGTGATGGAAGAATACCTGATCGATACCGAAAGGCTGTACACAAAAAACACCGGTCATCTAAATAAATACGAACGTCGCTGGCTGCTTGATTTCTTTCCAAGCCGGGCAAAATATATCTATCAGGAAAGTGCAATCCATAAAATTGCTGTAAAAGAAAGCGACGTCGCATATAAGTCATCAGACCTACCTTCCAGCTATACGTTTACTTATTGTTTTGCAGACATTAGCCCTTATTTAAATCTTATCCGGAACGAAGACGAACTTCCGGCTAATATATCAATACCAGTACCCGACGCGCCAAATTTTACTATACCCCCTCGTCTTGCTGAGTTTCCTCGTGTACTCCTTCGCGAGGGGGTGGTCTTTCCTGCTTTCGATCCTAATAGTTCCGAAGTAACCGTTACAACTTTTGGGGCAATTAAATCTGTAATCATAGAAGAAGTTCTAGCGAGTATTACCTTTAATCCTGGCGGCGGTGGATCAGGTGTAACCATTATAAAGGAAAATGATACAGACATAGAACCAACAGATTTAAATGTATTCTCTTCGCTTAAAACAATCAAAGAGATATACAACGCTATACAAGAAAATCTGGTAGACATTGATGGTGCATTTCTTAGAAAAGATATTGATGATACAGCACATGGTATAATATCATTCGAAAAAGGTTTTAAAAGCCCTGTATATGTTGCCGGGTTCGATGAAGAATCAATAGGTTTTTGCCTGACTCCAGCCGGTGAAGCAACTCTTAATTCTTTGAATGTTCGCACAAATCTATTTATGCAAGGTAGACTTGGCACACCAGCATTCGCTTCCGGATTCCTGGGCTGGGGTGTCGATGTAAACATGGAAACATCATCGGCCGAATTTGATTATCTCATGGTTCGAAAAGAATTTCGTGTAAATACCTTGGTTGTTAATCAAACTCTAGGACTAAACGGAAGTACTCTCGTTACAGACTTCAATAAAATGGCATCTGTAGAAGAGTTGGCAGACAGATATCGTTGTACGATCGACAAAGTAGACGACATGATGTACATGAATATCCGCGCTAACGATGTTGTTCGTTGTCAACAGTTTGATGGCATTAGTTCTAAGTATTACTTTGGATTTGTAATCGGCATTACATCAGATTATTTTGACATAGCAAAACCTCTATTGGATGGAATCTCTATTCCTTCCAGTGGTGATATCGCTTTTCGTTTTGGAAACACAACAGATTCAAATCGTCAAGGATTGATCTACCTAACGACTTCAGATACCTACGCCCCCTACATTGACATCCTGGACGGCATGACGTCGAAAGATCTCGCTGGAAAAACAAAAGTTCGTTTAGGGCGTTTGGATGGACTACGCGGAATTCATGCCGGGCAACTTGCCGGACATGGCATATACATAAAAGGTGGTATTTTTGAAGAAAGCGAATATTATCTTGCAGATGGATCAACCGTAACCCAAACCTTCAGTATCGTAAATGGTACGCTAAATAGCCTCATTGCCTCCGATACAGGATTCGAAACCCGTATTACCCAGAATACGAATTCCATCGGATTGCTAGCTGGGCGTGTTACTCAGAACGAGAATAGTATTATTACAGCTAATTCAAAATTCACTGTAACTGCAGATTGGATTAGTGCACTCGTAAACAAAGTAACAACAGTAGAAGGAAGGGCTTCAACAATTGAATCATCTGGATATATAACATCAGCTACTGCTCAGAATTGGTTTGTTCTTCAGGATAATTTTAATTCTCTTGCACAGCGCGTCTCTAGTGCAGAGTCAAACATCCTGATGACAGCAAATAGTATTAGTGCAGTAAATACAAGCATGGGCCTATTTAATGGTCGGATAATATCTCTTGAGAGTGCCGGCTTTATTACAACATCAACAGCGGCTTCAATTTATGCCACAAAAACAGAATACAATTTACTTGGCGATCGCGTATCTTCTTCCGAGTCAAGAATTACAGCTGCCGAATCAGCAATAAACCTAAAAGTTTCTACTACAAATTATAATGGTGTTTCAGTAGTCTCAATGATAAACCAAACGGCTTCGGACATTTTAATAAGTGCAAGCAAAGTTGCGTTCAATGCCTATAACCAAAACTTAGTACGCAATTCTGGAAACTATAAAAATACAAATTACTGGTCATATACGGGTTTAATCAACAGTATTCAGATTATAAGTTCTGGGGGAGCTCTAAAGTTCATTACTTCTGGATCCGGAAATATTTATAACAGAAGCCTTAGTGGTGTGAAACTCTGGAGTGGACGAAAATATACTTTAAGAATAAGTGTATATTCTTCAGTATCTCAATCGGTCAGTTTTACAATTAACGACACATATACTAAAACGCAAAGTCTTGTAGCATCGGATCAGGAAGTCATATGGAAATTCACAACATCTTCTGATCTTGATGCTGGATTCTTTAAAATTCAAAGTTCTACAAGTTGTACCCTACATATCAACTGGCTAAAGCTCGAAGAAGGAGACTATGCTACATCTTGGTCTCCACACCCATCAGATTCAATATATTCTTTAGATAGCGATCTGGTTGCCGCATTAAACGGAACAACAATATCCGGAGGATTACAGCTTACTACAAAAATAAAACTAGGGCTGCTTAGTGGTGGTGTATGGACTGAACAGGCTGGAATTTCGGCAAATATAGACAACATCATGTTATGGTCCGGAGGAACGTATGTCCATGCTGTAGCAGGAACAGCAAAAACGATACTTTATCATGATGGCTCAGGTAAATATACCGGAAAACTTGAAAGTAGATCCGACGGAGATCGAATCGTAATTGATCCTTCAGAGAAGTCAATGCTAATGTATTCAGATTCTTTTAATATGCTAAAATTAGGGTGGGATGAAACGTCTACTTCAGCTATTAAATACCCGTCGTTAACGCTAAACGAAAGTTACAATGGAAGTAAGAGATATAACACATACGCGTCACCATCTGGATTATCTGTAAAAAATGCAGACACCCAATTATTCAAACTTGGTGTTGGCGGGATGTATTTCAATCTGGATTCAACTCTTGCAATTATGCCAAACTCTACTAACCTGATTCGAGGCACAGTCTGGTACGATGGAAACGGTTTTCTTAAAGTAAAATTATAAAATCAAAATGTTATGAACGTAAATTTTAATCTTTCATTCAAAGACTTTAAAGGCGAAGTCATTGTCGAAAATGGTAAAGAAAAGAGAATGTCCGAAATGGTGGCCACACTTCTATTCGCGGGTCAGGGTATCACAACAAACGAGGAAAAGCTAAAGGCATTTTCCCTATCTCAAAAAATCTATCATGCTACCGGAGAAATTAATATAGAAGTTGAAGAAGCAGCTTTAATTAAAAAAGTTGCCGAATCTCTCAATGCCGGTGGATACGCTCAAGTAATTAATCTTATTGAAAACAAGTAAAATCAGATGAGTATGAACATTGCATCAGATACCAGAGAAAGAGTTGGAACAAGCACAATTGCAGAAGCTATTTCAAACACCTATTATTTCTCGCAAGAAAAGGATAAACCCGTTTCAACCGTACGTGTCGAGACGGCAAAAGATGGAAATAAAGTTTGTAACGCAAACTACGAGTCTGCAACGAACCGGTTATTCATCACCATTACGGATTACAAGTACCTCACAACAGAAGAACGTGTCCTGGTACTAAACACAATGTTACACGATATCGATTCTATCCTCACAGAGTCACAACCAGAATAATTTAAAATATATGAAACGAATAATGATAGGAAACGATATCAACCTGAAGTATTCTGTATTCGCAGACCAGACTCCAGAAGACCTATCGAATCTCAAAGAAATAAAAGTGTGGCTCAGGCATGAGACCATAAAGGCATTACAGATCGAGCCTGTATTCACCATAGTAGGGAATGTCATATCTATGGATGTTCATGCAGGGCTACATAAAAGAACTGGAGCCTATCGATTATTTATTCAATATAAAAAAAACAATCCATCCAGAACCCCCAATTACGATAGTAAATCTATTGCTCAGTTGGCTTTTACACTTGTAGAAACGACCGAAGAAGCTGGAGGAGCGTCTAACTGTCCGGAACTTGAACCAATTACCATCGAACTCTCCGGAGACGTTGGTTTTGGTTCAAATTCATCCGGCACGGGAAATGTTGTAGTAGACAATGATAGCGTAATTCTTGTTAATGGAAAGCTGACGGTTAATGTTGTTGATTCAGAAGAATACGATTCAGACGAATATAAATCATCATCGCGTCCGGCTTCAGCAAAACAACTCAGAATCATTCGGGAACTATTGGAAAGTGAATACGCAAAAAAAACAGATATTCCAGACGAACCTGATTTATCTGGCTATGTTCAGCAAGTAAATGGAAAAGGGCTGTCGGAAAACGATTATACGACCGAAGAAAAAAACAAACTTTCATCAGTAAAAACTAAAACAGACAAAATACTTTCCTCCGGATCCGGAACAAAGTATCTGTCAGACGACGGTACGTATAAAAGTGTGGATTCGTCATCCAGTATGATTGAAGATGAAGAATTTGTTGGCGAATACAGTGTCGCACAATCAGAGTATGCTTTATATCAATCTTCATTTGAATTATTGAACCTGCCCAAAGTATCCGGAACAACTTCAATATTTACGATTTCGGATCGACCCATTGGATTTAATATCTATTTGGAAGTTAAATCATTCTCCGTTTCTCCAATCGTAAAAACAACGTTGGCTTCTTTCGTCCCTAACAATTACGAAATCACCAAAGTATTTGTTGATACCGATCTTTCTACAAAAATTGAGGTAAAATGCGTGAAAGATACAACAGCTGATAATAAGGCTATTGTCCAGCTTCAGTATATAAAAGATTATGGTGATGTTTTGGAATTTACAGTAACTGTTCCGGAAGAAGTTAATGCAAACGAGGTTTCACTTGAATTCCCAAAGCTGAAGTACAATAAAAAAATGGTATCAACCATTACTGTTGACGATTCATATTCAATCTGGAACAATTTCTTTTCACCTGTGAATAAAAGGTGGGTAGATGACGAACTTATGTCATTTTGGAATCCATCAGATAATCGACGTATAACTTATCACCATAATTTTATTTTTAACTACAACGGCATTAATTACTCAAAATCATCTGGTTACTATCCATCTAAATCATTATGTTATACCGATGGAGCTGGAATAAAGCATAGATTTGCGTGCTCAATTGCCGCTTGGGCCTGGAAGATGGGAGAAAGAGATTATGATGGAGGATGGTCATTTCCTTGGGTTACCGCTAAAGAAGCTAGAATTATGGCTGATTTTGGAAATACAATAAATTGGCATGATATTCATGGTGTAGCTGAATATGGGAATACAAATGGTTCTACAAATTGTGGACAGGTCCTATTTAATCAATTTGCAAAAATTGACGCAGATTTGTTTGCATCACTTATTGATCGCATACCGAAAGTTAATCAAAATCCTAATGGCGATCCTAATTATGCAAATATGGGATGGTATTTACCATATTTTCAATATACAATGGATGTTACTGCTCGAGCTGGAGTTGTTGCTTCCTATAAATATCTTAAACCATTTTCCAATCCTGATTTATTAGATTATAAACCATCACGTATAATTCTTAAAAGAGATTTTATATCGGACGAACTACTTTATGATCCATTTTTAGCCCGGATTCAATCCAATTATGCCCTTCCATTAGAACAAAGAGAATGGTGTGTTATTGGTGTTCATAGGGTTGGAAGAGACAGTGGGATTATTGAATTTCTGGAAGCAATAGAATCAAGTTACGGTTATTCAGGTGATGATACAATGTTGATGTGTTCACTCGATGAAGTTTATGAATATTGGTTTATGACTCAATATGGAAAGGCATATAAGACCATCGACGGTCAAAAAATCAAGTTTAAGGTTTACGCACCATGTGGAAAGAATTTCTGGTTCCGATCAATTTCATGTTTGTTATCCGGAATATCTAACGTTACTGGAGTTTCTCTTGTTTCTTCCGACAATTGTTTTGGAACATCATTTTCAATCAATGACGGTAAGCTATTGGTAAATCTTGACTTTAATCCAGAATTGAAGCAGAGAGCCGAAAAATATGTATCTATACTGGAGGCTGACAAAACCAAAGAGTATGCCTATGATGATGCGCAGTATTTCGTTCAGATGCTCAAGCCGGGAGTCAAAGAGGCTTATCAATCAAGAATAGACGCCCTAGTTTCTAAACCTATATTGAACTCTATATCAGTAAATAATGGTGCAGCATCAACCGAAAGTCAGACTGTAACTATCTTATTTTCATATTCTGCGGGAGCGCCATCGCACTATATGTTGTCTGAAAACTCCAATATGTCTGGTGGAGTGTGGGTTGATTTTGTTTCAAACCCATCATTCGTTTTTTCGTCCGGCTACGGCACGAAAACATTATATGCGAAATTAAAGAATGGGTTCGGTGAAACATCCATAGTGAGTGATTCTATTAACTATACAGAACCTATATTGAATTTAACTGCGTTTTCTATTAACAATGGAGATGTTTCTAAAGCAACCCATCTGTAATTTTGACATTCGGATATGTTGGTACAGCTACACATTATATGATTTCTGAAAGTTCTTTATTTACGGGTGCTTCATGGGTGGCATTTACAGCTAATCCGACATTTGCACTTGATAACGCCGCATTTGGAATCAAAACAGTGTATGCAAAATTGAAGAACTCTACTGTAGAAACTGCGGCTGTTAGCAATACAATCACACTGGTTAATCCTAATGAAATTGCATTGAGCTCTGTTACCATCAACAATGGAGATGAAAATACAGCATCTCTTAACGTATCTGTATCATTAGGAATAACAAATACCCCCACTCATTATAAAATAGGGGAAACGGCAGACTTATCAGCTGTTGCGTGGCAGACTTTCAACGCTAGCCCATTGTCTTATACACTGTCGGGATATGGAACAAAAACAGTTTATGTTAAGTTAAAAAACGCTACATCCAGTAGTGCTGTTTTGAGTGATTCGATAACTGGGATTCAACCTGTTACACTAAATTCTGTTTTGATAAACAATGCGGATGTATCTACAAACAACAAAATATTGTCTGTAGCCTTTAATTATTCCGGAGGAACCCCAACTCATTATATGATTTCTGAAAGTTCTTTATTTACGGGTGCTTCTTGGTTGGTTTTTACATCCTCTCCAATATCATACACATTAACAGACGGAACACCCGGAAATAAAACGGTGTATGTAAAATTGAAGAACTTCGCAGGAGAAACACTTGACATAAATGCTTCAATCGAATTGATAGTTGCACAGCAGGTAGTATTATTTGGCAATATCGTTTCAGAAAGTAATATATATGGCATAGGATTTGTAAATAGACTAGAAAGAAGATATACAGATGTGGGTACAATCAAAGATCTTTCAGGTGTAAATTTTTGCAAAGAGCAAGGTCAATACATTACTTATTTTCCTATTGTTTCTGAATTAAGAACAAAATGGGGCATTACATCAGAAGTTAGTTTTGCTCAGTCTGGGTGGGATAAACCTACCCTTCCAACATCAGAAGGAAAGTACCCTAATTCAATTATATATGATGGAGTAAATACAAAAATAAATGTTTATGGAGGGATACAAACAGATATCACATACCAGGTAGTAAAATATCTAACAGAAGTGCCCACTGGAACTTACACAGTTAGATTATTATTAAGTGCCTCTGCTACATCTGGGGGTAAATTTCCATTCAAATTACGTGTAAACAATACATTGCAGAATGTAACTGCAAAATCTAGTTATATTAGTAATAACAATTCTCTTTGGTATGAATTCACAAATATTATAGTTGAATCAGATGGCTACATGTTGATTTCCCAATATGCTGATCCTATTTTGACCACGGGTTATTTTAAAATAGATCCAATCGTTTTAATAGAAATTACAAAAAACTCCTAAGAGTAAAAAAATAGCCTTCCCCATCAAAAATAGGGAGGCTATTTTTTTGTCCTTTCCCCCCACCCCTACCCATCATATCTTCGTTTCCATGAAACAGGCAAACGAAATATCAGGAACCGAAGCAATCAATCGAATGCGATTGCTCAAGAAAGTACCCGGTGCGCATTTCACCCTCATACACCTCACGTGCAACTTGCGCAAACGAACAACAGACGGCATGCGTAAAGTAGAGCGTTGCCGGCTCAGAGCCTCCATGCGTAGTGACCAGGCCGAAACCGATCCGGATCACTATCTGCCATACGAAGACCTGGACACCGAAGAACCTCGTCAGTGCTTCAAGAAACTTATCAGATACGTAGGATTTCCACCAACATACAAACTGCAAAGAGTAAACTGGTTTACAAATGAAAAGGAATAAAGAACAACAACCTGTTGTCATCGACATGACTTCAGAAAGCAACGAACCCATAACCATTTCCCGATATGGAAGTGCCCATGGAGTCGTTAAGAGTAAATCCGGAGGAGTACTAAGCTTCGAGGTACAAGGCGTTTCCGAGCGAAACGAAGTCATGAATCAAGAATATCGGAACATCTACCGAAACTACATGTCCGAGAGCACCGGTATTCAGATGGGCGATTACCTGGTACCCATGTGGGGCGAAGGGCACAACCTATACCCGCAAGAAGTCTACAACGTCATCTCAGACAACAAACTTCTTCCGGAACTTTTGTCTAAGCAAGTCCAGTTCCTGTTCGGAAAAGGACCATACTTGTACAAAGAAGAAATCGTTGGCGAAGGCAAAAACCAGAAAAAAACCAGAGTCCCGGTTCAGGATCCCGAAATACAAGCCTGGCTAGAAAGTTGGGAAGACAACGGATATCCATCAGTGTGGGAATACCTTATCAATATCATCACAGACTACTACCACGTACTATCAAGTATATCTCAATACCACTTTACCCGGTTCCGGCGTATCATCGCTCCAGGTAAAAAGAACAGCACCGGAACACTCCCTGTCGCAGCTCTTAGCTATATAGGCAGCGAAAAGGCCCGTCTTGGAGTATTACGATCAAAGGTATATCCCGGGCAACCTATTCGCAATGAAGACTGCGAATTCATCCTCGTTGGCGATTGGTTTAACCCGGGTAAACGAGGCTTCGAAGTATATCCCCGTCTCCGGATCCAGAATCCCTTCCAGTACGAAACCGCTATCAGTTGGGTAAAAAGCAAAACATTCACCAAAGAACTATATCCATACAACGAGTGGTTCAAAGGGTTGTACGAGTGGATAAAAGGGTCTAATCTTACACCCAAATACATCAATTCTTATTTAAGGAACGCCCTCAATGCTCACGTACATGTAGTTATCCCGGGCAGTTGGTATCTTAAAATGAAAGAAATCCTGCAAGACCTTTGCCGGCAAAACATGGTTGGCTCATCTAGTATGCCACTTCAGGCAGAGTTCCAGGGAGTAAAACTTATCGACCCCTTAACAAACGAACCTTATGAATTCTACGAAGGCATGATGGACGATCTTATCAACCACAAACTAACAGAAATAACCACCTTTCTTTCCGGCGAAGGAAAGAACCAGGGAAAGTTGTGGGCAACAACCAAATGGGGAGAAGACGGCTGGGAATTCAAAGAGTTCCCCGGCAAATTTAAAGAATACCTGGATTCGCTTATATCTTACGATAAGCGGGCCGATCAGGTAATTCTTGCCGGCAAAGGAATCAACTCAAGCATAAGTAACGTCGAAGCCGATGGCCTTATCAGCAAATCCGGATCAGACGTATTCTATAATTTCATGATCTATGCCATTGCTCTAACCATCCCCGAACATCACGTAACGAAAGACCTTAACCGGGCAATCCGGATGAACTTCCCTCGCGTAAAAGAGCAAGGCATCAAACTTGGGCTTCAAATTGATGTACCGGCAAAACAACAAGAAACAACTCCGGCCGATCGTCCGGCCAATAACATAAATAACTAAACAAAATGATCAAAATTCCATTCGACCGCGACACCTTTTCCGAACAGGCAAAGAAAAGAATCTCAGGAATCAATGTCACGCTTAATTATGACAACATCGAAAGCGGACTAATCAAATCCGGAGTAGAAATCCAAAAAGTAATTGGAGAAAAAACATATCTCCAGTTGAACGATATCACAGACGAGGCCAACGACCCCGCACGCGATGCCCTCCAACGCGCTATGCTCCACATGACCATTAATGACCAGCTGATCTTTCTCATAGCAAGAATTAGTAACGACGGCGTTACGGTTAAAAAGAACGACGACGAAACAACCATTTTCAAGTACCAGGAAGATGCACTCCGGAACGCCCTGATAAATACCACCTGGTTCTGGATGGACTACCTTATCAAAACCCTTAACAACGACCCGGCCGAAGGCGAAAGTACAAAGTATCCGGACTGGCATACTTCAGACGAAAAGAAGGAATTTTCTTCCATGCCCGTAAGCCAGGAAGATTTCCGCAAATGGCTCGGTATCGATAACGCCTACTTTATCGCCCGGACAAAATGGCTAATCCTGAGTACAACCATCAACCAATTAAACCCGCGGATAAAAGAGCAGGCAAAGTGGGCCGATCATCACGAAGCCATTGCCCGGGCGGTCTGTTATTCAGTAATGGCCCAAGCATGTCTACGCCTTCCGTACGACGATCTTCCCGAAAACATCCGGAAAGATATCGACAACGAACAACGCCAAAGTAACAAGACTCAAGCAGAACCATACATCCGCGACCGTATCAGCACGCAGTTCTTCAGCGAAGCAGAACGTTACTGGGCAGACCTCGACCGCCTCCTGCAGGGAGAAAAGCAGGTACAGCGCCGTCCCATTCGCGAATCACAAAACAATGAGTCAAACAAATTTTATCACTGTTAATCCATGATCCAAATCAAATTACAAACCCGCACGCTTCAGATTCCCAACAGCTGGGAATCCCTTACGCGCAAGCAATTTCTCTATACCATTCAGGTGCTGATTAACCATATACAAGGCCAACTTTCAAAGCTCGACGTCCGGATACTGCTACTAATAAAATATACCGGTTATCAGCCATCACGTAAACTCGTCCGCGTATGGCCATCAAAAACCATCTACTACTCACGTATGCAAATAGCAGCCATCCGGTACCGCTTATTCTATAAACAACGCGCCTCCAAATCGCTTATGCATAACTGGATTAGGAATAGCCGGCCGGAACCAGAAACCGAAAGCCAGCTTCGCGAGAACATAAGCCATAACCTCGTTGCCTTGTCCGAAAAAATAGCATTTCCCTGGCGTCAGGAAAATGATCAAACCATCATCAACACAATGATGCTCAGGAACCCTATTCCCTTTATCCGGATCAAGACAAAAAAGGTCCAGGGGTTGTACTTCAATATCGGAATCATTACGCAAACCAATATCACCGCCCGTCAGTTTGCCGATGCGTTCGATATCAGTCGTGCATTTGCCCAATCACAGGATGCCCAGTTACTAAACCATCTTTGCGCTATTCTTTATCCTGGTAATTATAGCCATGCAAATGCCGTAAACAGCAACTATCACGAACGGTTTACACGGGTTCCGTTCATTGTTCGTTATGCAGTGTACTTATGGTTTACCGGAGTCACGTCCTACTTCGTCAATCACCCGGTATACTCCTTGCTGTTTAATGGATCAAAAAATGATAATCCGGACCGCATTAGCCTGGGCCTTTCCGAGTCAATCCTGCAACTATCATTAACAGGTTTCGGAGGTATCGACGAGATGAGCAATCAATCCGTGATAACCTTTTTCGATGCTCAGGTAAAGTCACTCAAGAAAACAATATCCGATGCCCTGGGGAAAGGCGTTAAAAAAGAAGAACTCCCCGCATTACTCAATTTATCAATCTCACAAATCGACTCGCTATGTTAAATGCACAATACATACGCTCATTAATGACCTATTTCGCTGGGTTTGTATCGGCCGATCCTATCAAGAAACTAGGCAAACA